TCTAGTATTAGTGGAATAGATGATTTACCTACTCCATTTGTACCAACGAGCTGTGTCAAAGTAGCGCCCGCTAAATTGACTTCGTTGTCCTTTCCATAGGAGAAACAGTTATCCCAAGCTAACTTCTGTAGAATAATCATTGTACACTCCTATAATTCCTTTTATCTTATCTTCATCTAAATTTAATATATCTTGTAGATATACAACAAGTTCATCACTAATTGTCATATCAGATGTAAGATTGAGTGTAGCTTCTACTTCTCGTCTAACAACTTTCTTGTCAAGTAGTTCTGAATTTTTTATCTTTGCCAAGTCTTGAACATCTCCTTCGAGTTCATAGATTGTATGGTCAAAGTCAGTCCCTATCATTTCATCAGGGTCTGATACAGTTTTTCTAATTAACTGCGGTAAGTCAAGTTCATGCCATGTCCATGACCAGTCATCATCAATAAGTAAAGCACCTGTCTTTACTCTGTTTCTATGAAAACTTGTTGTCATTGGACTGCCTGGATATACTATGTTTCGTTGAGTATTCTCGTGTGCATGTAAATCTCCAGCAAATACAGTCTTGTACTTATCAAATCTTTCTAAATCAACTTCAGGTACTACATGAGGTGGTATCTCTCCTCGAACGTGTGTAAATAATATATCTGCGTCAATCGATTCTATACTACCTTTTCTATGTAGGTCTGCATATGGAAGGATTGCCCAGTCATCTTCTACATAAGTTGTATCAATAACCTCGACCAATCCATTCACATCTGAAGTTGCTTTCTTTAGGTTAGTAAAGAAAGTCTTGTTTTTCCTAGTAGCTTCATGATTTCCATCATAAATAATAGTAGGAATAGTTACTCCTCTGATAAAATCAAAGTATAGAGTAAGTTCGTCCATTGAGGGGACTCGATCAAACAAATCCCCACCAATGATATGCAATTCACAGTCTTGTTCAAGCTCAGTAATTTGTTCAAAGAACATCTGATACCGATTGATTGCCCAATCAGTAGGAACATTCTTTTGACCAAGTTTTATGTGCCAATCCGCTGTGAATAAAATCATGCTACGAAGTCTTCTCCTGGTTGCCATTCACAACCTGTAAGACCGCCTGCTTGAAGTGCTTGTAAAGTTCTAAGAACTTCATTTGCATTTCTGCCTGTATCTAAAGCATTAACTGATACGTGCTGAACAACATTGTTCTGGTCAATGATATAAGTAGCTCTAAAGCATACTCCTTCATCTTCATCAACAATACCTAGTTCACTTGCTAAATACAGACCACAGTCTGCTGCGAGTGTATGTTCAATATCTCCAATCAATTGATTCTCATGTTTCCAAGCCAACTTACAGAACTCGTTGTCTCCGCTGATTCCGATTACGTTTGCATGGTCTACTAAGCTGTCCATAGCCTGAATTTCAGTAGGACAGATAAAAGTAAAATCTTTAGGATAGAAATAAATTACACTCCAGTCGTGTTTCAGAGGCTCGTAAGTCTCTGTTACGCTAGCTACAACAAATTCGTTGTCAGCATCTACACCGTTAAGTGCAAATGCTGGAAATTTTTCTCCTACTCCAATCATGATACGTCAAACTCCTCATCGACAGACTCGTTACTTTCTGCGCCTTGTACTCTTTTGAGCAACTCTAATTGTGCATCAGGTGTAGGTCTAGGAAGTACATCGTCCATAGACTTAAGGTCTGCGACGAGTTCTGATTCCCAATCCTCTAATGCTCTTGGCTTACACTTAAGCATTTGTAGTTGATACTCAACATTAAATACTTGTGGGCCAGTCTTCAATCTCTTGAAGAATATATCCCAACCAGTTTCTACGTCAGTAGGATTTCCTAAGTCTTCCATAGCGACTAAGATTTGGTCGAAAAGTTTCCTTTTTAAATTGACAACTTTGACAGTTTTGTCAGAGTAGTCGATGCCTTGGACTGCATAAGCCCAACCGCATTTTAAGTCAGGGTAAAAATCACGAACGTGATCATGCTCTACATTGTTAAAGGTTTCGGTATTTCTATCGAAAGACAAGCACTCCATAGGAATGTTCTTGTTGTTCTCGCCTTTAATCCAGTAGACGTATCTTGGAAGTAAATCTCCAACCAATCTGATGTGGTGGTCTTCCTTGTTGCCAAAATTGTATGTTTCAATCTTGGACTTCTGGGCTGAGCCCTTTGTAGTATTAAAGCCTATTGCCATAATATTCTCCTTATTGTGTCTCCTCGTATTTGAAATGAACCTTTCCATCTCTAATATCAAGCAGTCTGTTTTTGGTTATAATGTCCTCACTAACTTGACAGAAAATGAGGTCTAGTGTGGTGTCTTTTGTTTTTGCGTACTCGTAAGAATTACGGAATGATGCAACACCTACATACTCCGCAACCTCTTTATCACTAAAGGCACGCCCTTTCTCTAGCAAATCCTTGGCGTTAACCAAGAATGAGCTACCGTGAAAGTTCTTTTCGTAAAACCTAAAGGTCTTATCATAATAATTCTTTGGTGTGATTTTAAAAGTTATAATTCTCATAATGGTGATTATGTTAGCAACGTTGCCGTTACTCGCTTCTAAAATCTTCTTCCAGTCAAAATATATCATATATTATACCAATTTTTTGAGGGGTTGTCAAGAATTATTTTTTTCATGTATTTAATTCAAATAAAGTTTCTGTTACTTAATGTTTATCTTATAGTCTTGTTTGACGTAATATCCCATTCGTGCGTTAGCTTGTCTAGCCGCCGTCTTACCTTTTAGATGGATATCTACTATTTTTGGTTGTATTTTACCTTCTTTCTTCCTTATTACTCTACCAATTAGCTGAGTAAGAAGAGGTTCGTTATTTACTGGAGTACCTAGCACCAAACAACTAAGTACATCTAAGGATATACCTTCAGAGAAAATTGATTGCGTACCAAACAGGATATTCTTATCTCCGCCCATTCTACGCATTGTATCTTCTCTTTCCGCAAAATCCATGTCCCCTGTTATGCAAACCGAATTTTCACCAACTAATCGTTGGCAGACTTTCAAGAACGCCACTCTGTCCGATACTACTAGTACCTTATGCCCTTCGGCGGCATACGTTGACGCAATCAGAGCCACACTATGAACATATTCTTCGTTCGTAGCTAGATGATTGATTCTCTCTGCCCAAGGAGTAAAGCTTCCGTCAAGGAATCTTACTTCGGATTTTATGACATCTATTTCTGGAGTCATGTAATTTTCTTTGGGCGGCTTAAGTACGTTCTGACCAAAGTAATCCCTGAATACTACGTGTCTCCCGTCCTTTCTCTCCAACGTCCCTGTCAGTCCTATCTTGTATCGGCTCGGCATCTCGTCTACTATTCGGGTAAACGTAGGGCTCGAAACGTGGTGCATCTCGTCCAAAACGACTGTCCCGAACAAATGTTTTATCTCGTCTATCCTGCGGTACAAACTTTGAATGTTCCCAACGACTATCGGGGACGAAGTATCGAAGCTCCCGCTCCCGATTCTCCCTGCCTTTATCCCGAAGCACTTTTCTACTTCCTTTTCCCATTGATTCCTCAAATTTGTTGTATGTGTTACTACTAATGTTTTCTGACCAAGCTTAGCAGCTATGGCTAGACCTGTAAAAGTCTTTCCCCAACTTACCCAAGCGTTAATTATACTGTTGTCTTCTACTGCGTCATAAACCTCTTGCTGGGACGCACGTAACTCGAACTTAAACTCAGGGAACTTCATCGGCGCTTGTACGCGTTTGTCGATAATTTCATACTCCTCTGGTATCAAGTCCAATCTTCCGACAGGTATGGAGACCAAACCCTCTCGTAATGGGCGTATTGTCTTTATTATCATTGGTGGGTCTTGTGGCATACGAGGAGGCAAACTATAAGTTAGCTCTCTTTCGAGATTTTCAAGCATAACAGCATCGCCCTGCAACTGTATTCTGTTACTTATTACTGCCTTCATCTTCCTAGCCTTGTTAAAAGGTCTAAATCCTCTTGTCTCCAACGTGCTGCTTGCTCGTTGTGGTTATTATCCCATGGGGAACTCCACCCTGTTTTGTTTTTTCTTTCTATAACGTGTCTAGGCAAGTAATCTTTCATTATTTCTCTCATTAGATACTTAGTTGTGCCTAGCTTCAATCCTTTAAATTGTGTAAATCTTGTCTTTGTAGGCAAAGTCATGTTATATTGTACATATCTTTGCGTTAGTAGGGGTATTCTAGCCTCCATACCAAACAATCCTACGGTTTGGTCAGTTGCAAGAATATTCTGCTCAGATGTAGTAAGCAAATCTATAAATAAAGAGTTTGCCATAGGGTCTGATAGTTCTAAAACTTTGCGAGGAAACCATCTCCATTCTTGTGCCTGTTTCATCATGCCTTCGCAGTAGCCTTCTGTAAATCTTTTGTCATGGTGCATATACCCTGAGAATAGTTCGTCTCCACTATCTCCTGTTAATACTACTTTACAGCCATGTTCTGCAGCAGCTTTTGCTAGTTTATACCGAGGTGCTTGTCTATTGTGGTCTGACCACGCATAATGTGTGCCTGCAAGCCAAGTCTTACCCAACGAAATTCTTTCATCTTTTCCTAAATCTACTTTTATTACTTGTCTGCCCCATAATTCAGCAGATTCTATTGCCATTCTACTTTCATCTTGGAAACCCATATGTTCCCAAACATTACCTTTTTCGTTACTATATCCACAGGTAAAAAGTACAATATCTTTGGTACTTTCACGGCATATACTAGCCACTAGCTGGCTATCGAACCCGCCACTCAGAAATATTGCGTGTTTATTAGTAGAATTACCATAATTTGCTACTTTTAATATTGACTCTTTTGTCATTTCTCTAAATTCTTCTGCGTCAAACTCTTTCTTATGAAAGTGTAGCCAATTCCATAAGTTTCTTCTAGTTAGCTTAAAGTTGTTATTTAAGTCAAACTCTAGATACCCACCTGGTTCTACTTTGTGGGTAGCTTTCCAAATACATTCATCTCCCATAGAGCCAAATGCTGTTGTTCTGTTCTGTAATTCTTTATCTAAGAAAGATTTACAACTTGTACTAAATTCAAAGTGCTTTCCATCATACTTCCACCATAGTGGTTTAGTCCCAAATTGGTCTCTAATTAGTGTAAGTCTGTTTGCTCTAGGGTTGTAGTAAGCTATTGAACCATGCCAATCGCTCCATTCTAGTACTGATACTCCATATTTATCGAGCATTTTACCCAACCACACGGTATCGTTCTGCATACGAGAATCATACATTTCTCCATTAAAAAGTAGTATATTACCGTTGGGGGTTGTTACAGGCTGAGTTTGATTAGACCCTGTAATGTCTAATAGGCAATGTCCAAAACTAAAATTATCATCAGACCAGTACGTAGATGCATCAGGACCACGATGTTCCTGTTTGCTTAGCATCAGTTTGTGTACTGCGTGGTTGGTTGTGCCTATAAATCCACACATTAAACAAACCAGCCTATCAATATGTTAGAGGTAATAAAAAAGCAGGTTACAACACCCACTATTTCGTAAAAATATACCCATTTATCTCTTTTACTCATATTTCCATTGTTTTCCATCGCTAACACTTTGTCCGACTTTAGGTAGCCACATGACTAGACTTAGCTTTTCTCCGCCACTTACTCCTGTGACTCTATGTTTTGTTTTATGGTCGTACATTATCATACTTCTGTACGGGTTTGTAATTGAACTATTCCAAATTTCAAAGTCGCCTCCGTCATGCTCGTAGTCTGGAGTAAGATTTATACTAACTCCTACATAGCAGAGATTGTTATCTTCGTGCCAGTTTAACCCTTTACTACCTGTTTTATAGTGCATAATTTGTGCGTAAGAATCTTTCCTAAAAGTGATAGGTACGTGCCAATTCTTTTCTGCAATCTTTCGTACTTTGTTAAAAAGTCTAAGAGGACTGTTAATAGAATAGTAGTCTCTATCTACACTAGATTGTTTTCCATCTCTTTTCCTTATCAATGAAACTTGATGGGAAGGATTAGGAATTGCGTGAGTTACATACTCTTTTAAAAACTGAACTTCATCTTCACTAATAAAGCTAGTGATCCTCATCACCGTCATGGTTCAGCTCCGTAAGTTCTTTTTGTACCTTTTTAAAATCCTTTTCTTTTTCAACCACTTTCCAACTAAGGATAGTGTCTTTGTCAATATCGTCCCATTTGCCAAACTCTATGTCAAAGCAAATTAACTTATCGTTTTGGTCTTGTTTCCATTTCTGAGAGTTTATGATTCTTTTGCCATCAGGTATAAACGTAGGGCATAAAGTCATTTCTCTTTGTTTTTGGTTACCAGAAATAAGACTTGTATAATCTAATAATACAACGCCTTTTTGCATCTTTTCTACTACTTTATCTAAGTCCATTTAGGTACTCCACAAAATTATCATATCCTCCGATATTCTCCCCATCAATTCTAATCTGAGGAAAAGTTCTAGCTGTGGGAAAGTTCTCTGCAATAAACTGCATATCATAATCAGTTCCTAACTGTTTATATGTATAAGTATGCTCTGTTTCTTGAATGAACGACTGTGCAGCAAATTTTGCCTTATCACAGTAAGGACAATGGGTCTTTCCAAAAATTTCTATAATCATATTTTTCTCCATGTGGATTTTTGTTGTTCTTCGGCAAAATCATATATTGCCATAGGAATCCCTTGTGAATATAAGACTCCCGCCCACGTGAGTTCTTCTCTAGGTGGACTTTTTTCTGCAAAGGGGAACGGACAATCTTTCAACCACAATACTGTTGCCGTTGTTTTCTTTTCCCTTTTTCGAATCTTGTGATAGTGTACTTTTACAGTTTCAGTCTTTTCATAATTAAAGACGCGTCCATCACTATCAATAAAGAACTTACCTCTATGTCTCATAAGACCCGTGATATCTTCTATCATGTATCTTAAGGGGTAAATACTTTTCATTGGACTCTGTATCCTGCGAAGACCTAGTGAGTCTCCTTCCATGTTTTTATCATCTAACACTTGGTCGTCAAGCCATATGATGCCATCGAGTAATTCGACATTATCACTATGTATAACATAGATTGGATATCGTAAATCCTCTTTTCTAGTTACTAGATAGGCTTCTCTTTTCTTCTTGTTCATTGACCATATTCTACGTTGGGAGCGTTGACGTGCTAGAAAGCTCCTGTTCATTCTGCGATTCAATATACTTCCTTATGATTGGCATTGCTACTTCGGGTGTGTCTGGTTCATACACCCATTTGAAACCGTCGAAACCATACTCGTCAGGCTCTGTTCCGAGATAACTAAGTCCTGGCATATGTTTTTCAAAAAACA